CTTTAGTTTTTAAGACTGAGGTACTTAAAAAGATTGTAGATAAATTAGATACTTTTAAGACTGTAAGTGGTGGCGACCACAATGCTAGTAGAATGTTCTTAGTTAATTTACCTAAATTATTTTCAACAGATGTAATAAAAGCATTTAAGGAGTTAGATGATGATACCAAAAAGTAATAAAAAAGAAGAAAAGTTTGACTTAATCAAACCAGACAACTATAATAAGTTCACGTCTGAATCAGGTCATTGGTACACTCAAGAAGGAGAACCAATGTACACTATCATTGGTGCTAATGGTAAGGAAAGAAATACCACATTAAGAGATGCTAAAACATTAGGTTTAGTACCTTCTGTCACAACGATTATTGGTATGATAGCCAAACCATCTTTAGAGAACTGGAAAATAAATCAGGCTCTAAACTCAGCACTATCTTTAGAAAGATTTGAAAATGAATCGCTAGAAGATTTCTCAGCTAGATGTAAGCAAGACTCTAAAAAGGTTAGTGTTGAAGCTGCCCAACAAGGAACTAAAATACATGGGATGATTGAAAGAGGTTTCTTAGGTAAAGAGAAAACTAAGCCATACGAAATTATAAAAGAATGGTTAGATAAAACTTATCCTAATGAAGAGTGGATAGCAGAAGATTCTTTTTGTGCTAAAGAAGGTTATGGCGGTAAAGTTGATTTGTATTCCAAGTCTGGGATATTTATTGATTTTAAAACTAAAGACAATTTAGAGGATAAAGACCCTGCTCGTTTAGTTTTTGATGAACATGGAATGCAACTCTCAGCTTATGCTCAAGGTTGTGGTTTTAAGAAAGCAGAACGAGTATCTATATTTGTAGACAGAAAAAACACAGAACTTATTTTGTGTCATGTTTGGGATAAAGAATCACACACTAAACACTTAGGAATGTTTAATAATATTTTAGAGTATTGGAAACTTGCTAAGAACTATGACTCTACCGTAAAGAAAAATGGCAAGAAGAAAACCAAGAAAACCAAGACCTAAGAAAGAGGCAGGTGTTCCTAGAGGCTATGACAGCCATTGGGAATACGAAATACATCAAAGATTATTTAACAAGTGGCTGCATCATTACGATACAGTCAGTTATAATATTCCTAAAAAATACGAACCTGATTTTGTTAGAGTGTTTGATGATGAAAAGGTTATCTTAATTGAAGCTAAGGGCAGGTTTTGGGATTACGCAGAGTACAGTAAGTACATTCACATTCGTGATGCTTTACCTGACAATGTTGAGTTGGTTTTCTTTTTTCAAAAACCTTATGCCCCTATGCCTCAAGCTAAGAAAAGAAGAGACGGCAGTAAAAGAACTCATGCTGAATGGGCAGAAGCTAACGACTTCCGTTGGTTCTATGAAGGCAATTTACCTGATGAATGGAAAGACAATGAATTATAAATTTGACGAAAAAGTTATTTTAAAAATGATAGAACATTATGTTGATGGTACTTATAACAAGCACTATTCACATGGAAAATATCAAGCTACTGACATGATACTTGATGCTGGTTATGGTGAAGGTTTTACTATGGGCAACATTATGAAATATGCCATGAGGTTTGGTAAAAAGGATGGTAAGAATATTGATGACTTACTAAAGATTATACACTACACAATGATAGCAATTTACATACTAAGGCAGGAGGAAAAAAATGGAGAAAAAAGGTGAGCACCCTTATCTAGGAATAATCATAAACTATGATAGAGATAAAAAGCTAGACAAGTTTAGTTTAGATACTCTTAAAGACAGATACTTATGGCAAAGCGAAACTTCGCCACAAGAAGCTTTTGCTAGAGCTTCAGTATTTGTTTCTACATTCAAAGAAGAAACCGACTTTGACATGGCTCAAAGAATTTATAACTATGTTTCTAATCTTTGGTTTATGTTTTCTACTCCTATTCTTTCCAATGGCGGTACAACTAGAGGATTACCTATTAGTTGTTTTCTTAATTATGTTCCTGATAATCGTGAAGGTTTATCTAGCCACTATGATGAAAACATTTGGTTAGCTAGTTCTGGTGGTGGTATTGGTGGTTACTGGGGAGATGTTAGAAGTGATGGTATACCTACAAGTAATGGTAGTAAGTCTACTGGCTCAATACCATTTATGAAAGTAGTAGACTCGCAGATGTTAGCTTTTAATCAAGGGGTAACTAGAAGAGGCAGCTATGCTGCTTATATGGATATATCACATCCAGAGATTGAAGAGTTCATGGTTATGAGAAAAGAATCCGGTGGCGATGTAAATAGAAAATGTTTGAACTTACACAACGGAGTCAACATAACTAATGCATTTTTAAAAGCTGTAGAAGAAGACGATGATTGGCGATTGATTGACCCAAAGACAAACGAAGCTGTTAAAATTATAAAAGCCAGAGAGCTCTGGTCCAAACTATTAGATGCTAGAGCAGAAACTGGAGAGCCTTATATTGTTAATATAGACAACTGTAATGATGCTCTACCGCAAGGACAAAAAGATTTAGGTTTAGAGGTAAAACAAAGCAACTTATGTTCAGAAATAACTTTACCTACTAATAACGAAAGAACTGCAGTCTGTTGCTTGTCAAGTGTTAACCTTGAACACTTTGATGAATGGTCTAAAGAAGAAAAATTTATTGATGATTTAGTGACTATGCTTGACAATGTGCTAGAACACTTTATTGAAAATGCAGTCGATTTAAATTCACTTGGAGGTTACAATGCAAACTATGAGAGATTTAAAAAACATATTAAAGAAGGCAAAGAAGGTTTTACAAAAGCTGCTTATTCAGCCTATCGTGAAAGGTCTATTGGTCTTGGAGCAATGGGTTTTCATTCTTATTTACAAAATCAAAACATACCCTTTGAGGGAATCTTCTCGACTGGCATCAACTATAAATTATTTAAGTTCATCAAAGGAGCTGCTGTTAGTGCATCTCGAAGACTTGCTGTATTACGGGGGGAAGCTCCTGATATTTCTAATTCTGGTCTTAGGAATTGCCATCTCCTTGCTGTTGCACCTAATGCTAGTTCCAGTATTATTTGTGGGGGAACTTCTCCATCCATCGAACCCATCAGGGCTAACGTCTTCACTCATAAAACGCTATCTGGAAGCTATAAAGTTAAAAACAAAAACCTCGAAAAACTCATCAACAAAAAAGTAACTGACCCTAAAAAGCGTAAGAAAGTTTGGCAAGATATTAGTGATAATCGTGGGTCAATACAAGAGTTGAAGTTATTTACAAAAGAAGAAAAAGAAGTATTTAAAACCGCAGATGAGATAAATCAAATCTGGGTTGTAGAACATGCGTATAAACGACAAGAGTTTATATGTCAAAGTCAAAGTGTTAATTTATTTTTTATCTTACCTGATTCAAGTCAGAATCAAGAACAGCATAATGAATACTTACAGTATGTTAGTGATGTTCATTGGTACGGTGCTAATAAATTAAAATCACTTTATTATTTTAGGTCTGATGCTGCTAAAGCTGCAGAGAATGTTAACATTAAAGTTCCACGAATTAAGTTAGATGAAGTGGAATGTATTGCTTGTGAGGGATAAATGAGCTTATTAAAAACTAGAGATTACTACAAACCTTTTGACTATGGTTGGATGTTTGAGTATTACGATTTACAAAACAGAATGCATTGGCATCCTATGTCAGTACCACTACATACTGATGTAAAAGATTGGAATGAAAAACTATCTGATTCAGAAAAGAATTTACTTACTCAGATATTTAGATTGTTTACCCAATCAGATGTAGATGTTGCTTCGGGGTATGTTGAAAGATATATGCAACTTTTCAAACTTCCAGAAGCTAGAATGATGATGCTGTCCTTTGGTAACATGGAAGCAATCCATCAACATGCTTACAGTTTATTATTAGATACTGTTGGTATGCCTGATATAGAATACAAAGCCTTTGCCGAATACGAAGAAATGTCTGACAAACATGCGTACATTACAGACCTTAAAACTATTAAGTCTGATAAAAGGACTATCGCCAAAGCTTTAGCCGTTTATTCAGCCTTTACGGAAGGCTTACAGCTATTCAGTAGCTTCGCTATACTGATGAACTTTCAAAGATATGGAAAGATGAAAGGTATGTGTCAGATTGTGGCATACTCTATTAAAGATGAGAGTTTACATGTAGAAGCCATGACTAGATTGTTTAGAGAATTTATCAAAGAAAATTTAGATATTTGGACAGATGACTTTAAAAAAGAAATCTATCAGATATGTAGAGATATGGTAAAACTTGAAGAAAAGTTTCTTGACTTAGTATTTGAGATGGGAGATATAGAAGGGCTAACCAAAGAGGAAATGTATGCGTATAACAAATACATTGCCGATAGAAGATTATTACAGTTAGGACTTAAACCTAACTTTAATCAGAAAGATAATCCTCTGATGTGGTTAGACGATGTGTTGGGAGTTGAACATCAAAACTTTTTTGAAGGTAGAGCTACTTCATATCAGAAAGCTGGACTCAGAGGTGATTACGGACAATTAACCTTTGCAGGATTTAACAATGAAAACGAAACGAAATGAAGCACAACTTTTAGCTTATAGATTACTGTATGACAAAAGCGGAAACCTTGTCACAGAAAGAACCAAAGTTGATATAGCGAAACTTAAAAAATATTTATCCCGACAAGACTATGAAAATCTTCGGGTTATCATAAGAGAAGCTACAGTTAAACTTGATGAAATACATAGTTATATTGAATCTTGTTTAAATGCCCGTATTCAAAATACGGATTAAAAAGTTACAGTAGCATAAAACATACCACAAGCAACCCAAAACATTATGCATAATACGCATACAGTTTCGTCTGTTCTCACTCTTTTACCTCCTTTGTGAAAATAGTTAATTCTACCGAATGACAAGAACATTCAGCACCTTTTAATAAAATTTTAATTAGTCTTTGCGTTGGTCTTTCTGACCGTCTGCTCTGGCTATTCGATTCGTATCGGGCTTGATACCCATTGCAGCTCGACACATTGCATCTATACGAATCATATCATTATCCATTTGCCTGATTCTATCTATCAAGGCAACAATCATTTGATGTTGAGTATCTAACTTTTTATGTAAGTCAGCTATCAACGATTTAAATAATGTCCAAACTAGATAACCAAGACCTATCGCTACCACTGCTGGTATACCGATAGTTTCTACTACTGTTATCCATTCACCTGTCATTATTATTAGTCGTCACCTTTGGCAACTTTCTTTTGCTTTTCGTATGTCCTAAGACCTGCCATGCCAAGCATAGCCATTAGAATTGTAGACAGTTGCGAAAAGTCAAACTCAGGTAAACTTACTTGAATACCTGCGATGTTAACACCGAACTCAACTATTGGAGCTAAGATGAAGTGGTATGCCATGGCAATGCTACATACCCAACCTACAGAAGGTCTCCAACCTGCTACAAATAAAGATTTGTGTCCGGCTTCTATTTTATTAATTTGTACTTGAGCAAGATTAGCAGTTTGTAATTGTGTCTTGAGTTCATGCTCAAGTTTCATTTTTAAGTTTTTGTCTGCGACAAACTTATTTAAAACACTACCTGCTATTCCTACTACTGAATTTGTTATTGGGTCTGGCATTATTCCTCCGGTTCAAAATGTAAACTTTTATTTAATATTCCTTTTAGTGAATCTAAAACTACTTCTGGTATCTCTTCAACTTCTAAGAGCTGTCTAGGACTTAGTTGTATCATATACAAATCCATTAAGTCTTCGTATATCTTTCTAAAATCTTCTCGTTTTATCCAAGGCATGTTATTACGAGAACGAGCTTTACAATCTATTTTGTAAGCTTCGTCTAAGTCTTTTTCTCTATAGAGTATCAATTAGTAGCTCCAAACTCTAGGAGTAGCTCTAGAGTTATCCATATCTAAATGAATAAATCTTGAAGCACGGTCTCCTTTTTGTGCGACTCCAATCCTATTAATGCCCTCTTCGACAGCTATTTTTATAAGAGTCATAGCTTGTTCGCCACTAACCAATATATCCATAGCTTTACCTGTTGTATGAGCACCCGGATTATCCTTTGCAGCTTCTATAGGGTGCTCAGTAGAACGATAGGCACTGCTTACTTTAAAAGGAAAACCACAGCGTTCCCTAATTCTTTCTATGGTCTGCATAAATGCCCAGTCCATATCACACTGACCAGTATGCTTACACTTTAATTCGTCTTCGCTAAAATACTTATACATTATTCTTTCTTCTTCTCTGTAGTGTTTTTAATAAACCACCACCTAAAAAACCTATTCTGTCTTCTTCGTCTTGAAAAGCGGGTCCAGCTTGTTCGTCATAAGGAACTCCAGTCATTCTGTCAACTCTTTGGTCAGGCTCAAAAGGAGCATTAGGTATATTAACTTCTCCTCC